TTCAATATTTAATTGATTAGATGTAAGACCTACGTTATCTGTTAATATATTAGGTGTCTCTAAAATAGTAGTACCTGCAGTAAAAACTTGTGTACCTATACCAGGACAAGTACCAGTACCACCAGATTCATCTAAACTATCACTGCTTATCTTGATACGAGTAGCTGTTCTCACATCACTTTCAGCAGTTTCATTTGGGTCATGTATATTTAGTGAGTACTGTCTACCGTTTTCTGTTCTTAGTAATTCTAAAAAAGCAAAGTTTGTATGAGGTGATGAAGGTGTAGTCCCAGACATACTAACAGGTTTAGTTCTATTAGTTATAAATGTTGTATCATTAATAGTAAGTGTCTGTATATCTTCTGGATCAGTAGCAGTAAGATAATTGGTGATATCTGTATGATCTGAATCAGTATTATCATAACTCTGTCCAGCAGTATCATAGTCTACATCTATTTGTGTACCATCAGAACATCTCCACATTTTAACTTCACCATTAGGTGCAATTTGACCTATATAAGATCCTTCTGATTCATCTCTATAATAATGAAACCAAGTACCATTATCTACAGTGTTTGCTAAAGGTGATGTACCTACTCTTTTACTACCAGGACGTTTGATTAAACCAAAAGTAGGATGAGGTAAGGCATTAATACAATCTTTTAATTGACCTGGTAGTAATAATTCATCTGGTTGTTGACTGATACCACCATTAAAATTAGGTATAGTTTGTGTAACACTTGTCATTATCTTCTAAGATTTCTCCATGGTTGATAAGTAGTATAAGATGAATCCTCAGGGAATCCAAACATACTATGATTACCTTGATTACATTCGTACTCTAAACAATTAGCTCTAGTTTGTACTTCATTTTGAGCTATCAACTGTACTAATTGTGGATTAGATACTAATTGTGTAGCTGCTACTCTAGATGCTCTTTGTATTATATATCTTTTAAATACTTCAGGTATATCTGCAAAAGGATAAAGTCTTATTTGATCTAAATATATTTCAGTTACATCAGACCAGTCATCTGTATGATCATACTTATCATATAAGTAACCATTTCTTTTTACGACATCATAGTTTCTATGTACCCATCCGTCATGTACATCTAGTTTTAATATATCACTACCAATACTTATCTTATTAGTACTTTCATCTGGTATATATTTTACGTGTTTTTCTGTATTGAAATGCCAACCCTCCGCTTGTGTATCTATATTAGCATCTCTTAATAGATTATATATGAAGGCTATTTCTGGATTTTC